GACTATGTAAAAACAGGTAAAGTAAAAGGGTTTTCAATAGAAGGCTACTTTGCAGATAAAATGGAACGTCCTAAAGAATCAATAAAAGAAGATATGTCAGAAAAACAAGCAGACTTACTATTAAGTCAAATAGAAAAAATAGTCAAAGGCGAAAAAGTAGAACTTGCTTTAGTAGATGATTTAGATGCAGTAATAAAAGTTTTTACTAAAAAATTAAATCCAACTTTTAAAGAAGTATCAAAAGAAAAATCAAAATTAAGAAGTTTAGGTTCAGAAGCAGAAAAATTATTAAACAAAGAAGAACAAAACATAGCACAAACTTTAAAAAGAATTGAAAAAAGTGCTAATGATTTAGGTATCAAACCAAATTCTATAAAAGAATATGTTAGGGTAAAGCAATTAGAAAGTATCATTCCTGATATGAGAACAGTTTTTAGAAGTGTACAATAAATTAAAATATAACTATGAGTAAGCATATAAACAAAATATTCAGTATGATTCAAACTGAATTAAAATCAGAAAAAGTTGAATTAGAAAAAGTAGAGTTTGCTCGTAAAGCACCAAAAGTTTTAAATGATTTAAATAAACTTGACGATAAATTGCGTAAAGCTGAATCTAAAATTGACAATCAATTTATGTCTTACAAAAAGGCTTGGCAAAATTTTCAAGGTGTAATAAAAGATGTTGCAAATGAAAGAAAAAGACTTGAAAATGATGTTGCAGACATTAATCAAGCTGCTATGGATTTAGGTGTTGATTTTGATTCTGTAGATGGCTTAAAAGCTGCAAATAATATGTCAAGAAAATTAGATGGTCTTGTTAAGGATTTACCAAGATTATACAATGAGCCTAAATAATTTAAATAATTAAATGTCAAAAAAAACATTTTTCCCAAGTCATTCGAGTCCTAAAAGTTCAAGACGTGCTTGTTTATGTAAAGACAAAAATACTTATTCAAGAAAATGTTGTGATGGTTCTTTATGGGCGCAAGGCATAGGAGTTATATCAAGAACAATATGAAAATGCAAAAAAATTAATTAACCACGTTATATATATAATTATGAAATCAACTGAAATGTTAAACCAAATCAAGACGCTTCTAAACATAGAAGTTAAACTTGAAGAACAAAAACTTGAGAACGGCACTCGTATAGAAGCAGAATCGTTTGAAAAAGGTAAAGAGATATTCATTCTTACAGATGACGAAAAAGTTGCTATGCCAGTAGGAGAATACCTGCTTGAAGATGGTAGACTTGTAGTTGTTGCAGAAGAAGGAATTATTGATGACGTTAGAGAAGTATCTGACGAAGTTCCACAAAAGGAAGAAGAATCTAAAGATGAAACTGAAGATTTAGAAAAAGAAGAAGAAGAAATGGAAGAAGAAGCTGACGTTGAAGATTGGGCTGGTATGGAAAAAAGAATTAAAAATCTTGAAGATGCCATTGCTGACCTTAAATCTAAAGTAGGAGAAAGCAATATGGAAGAAGAAAAAGAAGTTGAAATGGAAGAAGAAGTTTCAAGACAACCTAAATCCAGAACAATTAAAGAAGAATTTAACGAAGAAGTAAACGAGCAATTAAAGGAAGAATTATCACAACCTGCTGCTGCTCCAATCAAGCATAATCCAGAAGCTGGAAATGCAAAAAAGGAAAATTTTAGAATTGCTCCTAACAGACGCCCTTCTACAATGGACTATATATTAAATCAATTAAATAAATAAAATAAAAAATTATGCCACAACCAACTATTACTACTACTTATGCTGGAGAATTTGCAGGTAAGTACATCGCTGCTGCTCTATTGAGTGGTAACACATTAAGTCAGGGTGCTGTCGAGATTAAGCCAAACATTAAGTTTAAAGAAGTTATGAAAAAAGTAGTTACTTCTGGTTTAATTACAGATGATTCTTGTGACTTCACATCTGCTGGTTCTGTAACACTTACAGAAAGAATTATTCAGCCAATAGAATTTCAAGTAAATCTTGAATTATGTAAAACACCATTTGAATCAGATTGGGGTGCAGTATCTATGGGATATTCTGCTTTTGATAATTTACCTCCTGATTTTTCAAGTTTTTTAATTGCTCACGTTGCAGAACAAGTATCTGCTAATACTGAAAGCAATATCTGGCAAGGAAATCTTGGTGGAGCGCAAGCTGGAGAATTTGATGGATTTACAACTTTAGCTACTGCAGATGCAGATGTAATTGACGTTGCTGCTGTAGGTGGTGGAGTTAATTCTGGTAACGTAGTTGCTGAATTAGGTAAAATTGTTGATGCAATTCCAAGCACATTATATGGTAAAGATGATTTACACATTTACGTTTCACAAAACATTGCTAAAGCATACGTTAGAGCTTTAGGTGGATATGCTGCTATTACAGATGCTAATGGTGGAGGTGTTGCAAACGGTATTGACAATAGAGGTACATTATGGTACGGAGGTAACGAAAACCTTTCTATCGATGGTGTAAAAATCTTTGTTGCTAATGGTTTACCAAACAACTATGCAATGGCTGCACAAAAATCTAACTTATTCTTTGGAACAGGCTTAATGTCTGATTACAACCTTGTTAAGCTAATTGATATGGCTGACATAGACGGAAGTAAAAACGTAAGAGTAATTATGAGATTTACTGCTGGAGTACAATACGGAATTGGGTCTGAAATAGTACTTTATTCTTAATAAATTAAATTAACCAAAAATAAAGGGTAGGTGGGTATATGCTTACTTACCCTTTTTTTTATAAAATAAAATATAAACTATGGCTTGTACATTAAACACAGGTAGAAAATTACCTTGTAAAAGTGCCTTTGGTGGCATAAAAACAGTTTGGCTTGGAGATTTTGGTGGTATTACTGGTGTAACTGTAGATTCTACTACAAAACAAGTAACAACTATCGCAGGAACACAACCAGACTGGTATCAATTTGACGTAAAAGGAAATTCATCACTTGAAACAACTGTAACAAGTTCAAGAGAAAACGGAACTACTTTTTATACTCAAACATTAAATTTAACACTTACTTACCTTGACGCTAAAACTCAAGCTGAATTACAAGATATTGCAGTTGCAAGACCTTATGTAGTTGTTGAAGATTATTACGGAAATCAATTCTTATGTGGACTTGAAAACGGAATGGAGTTTGTTTCTGGAACTGTAGTTTCTGGAGCTGCTGCAGGAGATTTATCAGGATTTACTTTAGTAATGGAAGGTCAAGAAGAATTAGCTCCTTACTTTTTAGATTCAGGATTAATTACTGCAGACGCAGAACAAATTGTACCTAACTAATATTTATTGATATTAAAATTAAGAGCATCCTATGGGGTGCTTTTTTTTTGCAATAACATTTTCACAAAATAAGTTATTTATTACGTTATATATAAAATGATTGTATTAAAGACTATTACATCGGCTCAAGACTTTAAGGTAATTCCAAGAGTTTACGGAAGCGAATTTACTTTATCTATAAGAGACGATAGTACAAATGTAAAGCAAACATATCAGGTTTCTAATGCTACAACATCTGGAAATTATTTAACATTTTCACAAGCGTTTAGTCCTGTACTTGTAGAAGGTCATTTTTACGACATAGAATTATATAGTGACCCAAATTTTTGGAATACTAATTATTTTTTATGGGAATTATATAATGAGTTTTGGAATGTAGATACAACAGACATTGTAGATATATTTAAAGATAGGATTTTCTGTACTGACCAAGAAATAGACCAAATGGATAATTTATATTATGACATAAATCAAGGTCAATACATAACAGATAATTCTTATAATAATGATTACATTGTAATATGAAAAAAAGAAAAAGAAATAGTTTAGGTCAATTTGTTAGAGGGTCTAAATCAGAAGTTAGTTTTGTTAATTTAAGCACTTACACAAGTCCTGAAATCATTGAAGTTCCTAATCAAGATTGGATTGCTTATGGAGACGACAACAATTACTTCCAATTTTTAATAGACAGATACAATGGAAGTCCTACAAACAACGCCTGTATTAATGGTATTAGCCAACAAATTTACGGTAAAGGTTTAGGAGCTACAGATTCAAATAGAAAGCCAGAACAATACGCTGAAATGATTACACTTCTAAAAAAAGATGTAGTTAGAAAATTAAGTTATGACCTAAAACTTATGGGTCAATGTGCTATGCAAGTAATATATTCTAAAGACAGAAAAAAGATTGCACAAATAGAACACATACCAGTAGAAACTTTAAGAGCAGAAAAATGTAATGAAGATGGCGATATTCCTGCTTACTATTATTTTAAGGATTGGGCTAAACTAAAGCCAAGCGACAAGCCATTAAGAATACCAGCTTATGGAATGTCAAAAGAAAATATTGAAATATATTACATAAAGCCATACAAGTCTGGATTTTATTACTATGCACCTGTAGATTATCAAGGTGGAATACAATACGCAGAATTAGAAGAAGAAATATCTAATTACCACCTAAACAACATTATGAATGGATTAAGTCCTTCAATGTTAATTAACTTCAATAATGGAACACCTAATCCACAAGAAAGAGAACTTATAGAAGCAAGAATTGCACAAAAGTTTTCAGGTAGTTCTAATGCAGGTAAATTTATTTTAAGTTTTAATGACAATAAAGATGCACAAGCTGAAATAACACCAGTTCAATTATCAGACGCACACAATCAATATCAATTCCTTTCTGACGAATCACAAAGTAAAGTATTAGTAGCTCATAGGGTAGTAAGCCCAATGCTTTTAGGTATTAAAGACAATACAGGATTAGGTAATAATGCAGATGAAATAAAGACTGCTTCTTTGCTTATGGATAATACTGTTATAAGACCATTTCAAGAGCTTTTAATAGATTCTTTTGATAATGTATTAGCTTATAATAATATTGCCTTAAACCTATACTTTATTACGTTACAGCCATTAGAATTTACAGACGTAGACAGAAGCGTACAAAGTGATGAAGATATAGAAGAAGAAACAGGAGTTAAAATGTCTGTTGAATTAAAAGAAGTAGACGGTTACGAAGTTTACGAAACTAAAGAAGAAGCAGAAGAACAAGCAAAAAAAATGGGATGTTCTGGTCATCACGAACACAAAGAAGGAGATAAAGTATGGTATATGCCTTGCGAATCACACGATGAAATAGATTTAAAGAAACCTTGTGAAGCTGGTTACGAACAATACGGAATGAAAGTAAAAGGAGGGCGTTTAGTTCCTAATTGTATTCCTATTAAAATGTCAAGTGAACAAGCAGATGTTATTTTAGAAAACTTAAAAGGCGAAGTAATAAATGACGAATGGGAACTTGTAGATGAATTACAAGAAGGTTCTGAAATTAGTGATGAAGATTGGGCAAACATTTGTATTGATGAAAAAAAGAGTTTATTTCAACAACTAAAAGACGAAATAAGTGCTAAACCAGATGGCTTTAGTTATTTAGATTCTAAAAATTATAAAATTAGATATAAGTATGCAGTAGGTTCTACTAAACCAAGTAATTCTACAAGAGAT